TTTTGTTCACGCTGTAATGCTTGAGTAACAACCAACTCCTGAGAAATAGCGTCTTTCTGTTGCTGGTAAATCTTCAACTGTTCTTGAAGCTGACCTGCCACACCTTTGCCAAGGTTCTTCTTATTTAATTGCTCTTGAATTTTAGCAATTTTAGCAACAGTGTTTTCTCTTTCTTTTTCTGCTTCTAATGATTGTTTTCTCTCGAGCAATTCAGGTTTAACATAGCCAAGTAACTTCTCTTGAGCAGAAGCCATTTTATTGATAACTTCTAACTGCTCTTGAGTGTAGGATAATGCTGCTTCATAGCCAGCAGATAACTCAGGGGCTTTAGGCTTTTTCTGTTTCTTTTCGTACTTCTCTTCAATGAGTTTACGTTCTTCATTAGCCAGTCTATTGATTTCAGCAACAGCTTTAGCATTTTTATTGGGATCATATGTGCCAAGTCTAAGCTCTTCTGGTGTTGGTTTTTTATCAAGTTTACTAAGCGACTCTTTTACACGCTTATCAAGGTCTAGCAACTCCTCTGATTTACGTTGCTGCTCAGACTTTACCTTAACACCTTCTTTGTAAGATTTTACAACATCTTCAGCACTGTTCTTTTCATCCTTTAATCCGCCAATAACCTTATCTGCCAATTCAGCACTCTTAGATTTCACCTCATTGTAAGTTTTAATCTGAGTGTTGCGCCATGCAATTAAATCCTGTTTATCCTGATCAATAATGGCTTTACGCTGACGGTACTCATTTGAATCCTTACTCAAGCCTTGGCTAAGACGTATCTCTAACGCTTTTTCACGTCCTGTAACACGCTCTTGAATCTTACTGACTTTCTCAGATGCCATCTTTTCTTCAACCATAGCACCAGCAATGCTTTCAGCTTGCCTTGCTCTGATAATGGCATCTTGCTGCTCTTTCTTAGCCCTCTGAGCAGAATTAGCAACAGCATCCCATACTTCAACCAGTGCCCAAATAGCACCAATAGCAACAGTTACCCATCCGCCCATAGCATTAAAAATAACACCTAAGCCTGACATTACACGGCCTGTTGCTGTACCAGCCGTGGCTAATCGTGTCTGCGCTGCTGCATGTGCGTCTGCCGCTGTAATGGCTGCATTCTGCTTATTAACTAAGTCAGCATTAGCTTTAGTATGTTCTTCAAAAGCTGCTGAAGCTTTTCTTTGAGCAACAATGAGTGTCTCTTGAGCTTGTGTAGTTCTAGTAATAGACATCCTAGATGCTTCAGCAGCAGCTAATTCCTTTTCTGCTCTACTTACAGCAGCAAATGAAGCACCTACTGCATTCTTGGTTGATTCCACATGTGCTAATGCTGCTACTTTAGCTGCTTGTGCCTTTTGTAGCTCTGCTGCGGCTGCGGCTGCACTTGTCTTAGCTAACGTAAGGTCTGCTTTAGACGATGCAATTTTAGCTGCTGTAGCTGCCCCTAATGCTTGAATCAACTTTCCGCCAAGAATTAAGACTAGTCCTGTTACAGCAACGCCTGCAACATTCATGGCAGCAGTGATGCTCTCCGTAGAGATACTATCCATAGCTGATGAAATGCTTTTAATCACTTCAGCTAAAGTAGATGTGCCTTTACTTGCCTCATTAGCTCTAGCAACAAGCATAGAAAACGAGTTTTCAACCATCATTGTTGCACGAGAAACAGTGGTAGGAAGTGAATCAAATTCCTTGTTTACGCTTTGTAAACCCTTCATTAAGGCTGGCAATACAACATCAGTTGTTAATTGTCCTTCACCAGCCATCTTACGCAGTTCACCAGTGGTTTTGCCTAATCCTTCACCGATAGCCTGCAATACACGAGGGGCTTGTTCAGAGATGGAGTTGAATTCTTGTCCACGTAATACACCAGATTCTAATGCTTGGCGTAATTGGAACATGGCTGCCTTGAACGATTGTGTACTAGCACCGGATACGATAGCAGCCTTGCCTAAACCTTCTGTCAAAAAGATTAACTCTTTCTGAGATGTGCCTAATGTCTTTGTTGCTCTAGCGAGACCAAAATAAATCTCACTATTATCTTTAATACTTGTACCACTGCTTTGAGATACACGGAACAAATCCATTTGAACTTGTTTCAGTTCTGCTGAAGATTGCGTTACCAATCTGAGACGTGCATTCAATTCTGTCATAGCGTCTGCTGTCTTGATAACAGCACCAACAGCTTCAGTGATACCATAGCCTGCAAAGGCCACGGCCATGACGTTTCTAGCTTTGTTGGCAATATCAGATAAAGATGAATAAGCCTTGCCTTGCTGCTCAATAGAGCGTCTTGCTGCTAGTTCCTCACGCATTTGGAGCTTCTCAGCATAGGCTGCTGTACGCTCTCTGATTTGCTGAATCTTGGCTTGGTTAGCTGCTTCAATCTGTTCGACTCTGGCAGCACTCTTAGCTTTTTCAGTCTCAATGCGTGCTGTTGCTCTTGTTTGCTCTGTAATTCGTTTCTCTAACTCTTTCTGAGAAATAGCTGAAAGGTTAGATGTGTTCTTAGCCTCTTGCTCTGCAATACGCAGGCTTTGTGCTGTTGACATCCGTACCAAGTCATTGTTCAACTTGGAGGATTGTTTGATTAGGTCTGAATCAGCTTTCTCTCTTATCTTGAGAATATCAGCCTTTGTTTTTTCTTCTATCCGTAAAATACCATCTTGTGATCTTTTATGGATAAATGCCATTTGCTGATTGTGCTTAATGGCTTCTGATTCTGCTTTGTCAGCTAATACTTTTCTATATGCTGCTGTACGGGCCTCAATGACTTCTTTAGCAGAATTGGTTTTTAATGCAATGTCTTTTTCTTTTGCTGCTGATTTCTCAGCAACAGTAAGTCTTTTTTCTGCTTCTTTTTCTTTGAATGCTGTTAGCTTAAATTCTTCTTTAGCTAACGATGCTGTGGCTGTGCTGCCACCTTTAGGGTTTGAAACAGGGGATACTTTACTTGTCTCTATCGCCTTCATCTTAGCGGCGATGGCATCTAACCCCTTAAGGGTAGTTTCAATGCCGCTTTGTTCTACCACCACCCCTAATCTTGCAATATCACTCATATCTATCCCCTTATTGCTTGTTATCTATTTCTTGCTTAATTTCTTGCTAACTTTGTTTAGATAGATAACGTCTATCTGTTTCAGAATATCAATATCATCTGCTGTCAAATCATAGAGATTGTCTGTCAACCTAATGTAGGCATCTATCTCTTGAAATGAAATAGGATTAGGCCCCATGCCGTTGCTGCTTCTCGTTGAGCACAAGTCCATAAATGCCAACCATATAGGGTAACATTCAGTAGGGCAGTCAATACTTTGAATCTTAATCAGTTCAGGAGGCATCTCGCCTGTTGCCTGATACACTGCAATAAGATGTTCTAAAGTAGATGCCCCACTTTCTTCCAGCATTGAATCAATTTCTGATTCAGCAAAGGAGATTAGCTCTCCAATGCGTCCACGTTTCCCACCATCTCAACAATGTTGTAAATCTGACTAATCACCTGTGTACCAATCCACGGAAAGTCAGTATAAATCTTGACTGCATTCTCAACAGTGAATGGGACTTCTTGACCATCGAGAATCATCCCTTTCCAGCCTGTTGTGCAATGAGCTGCCAGTGTGACGTACAGATCGTTCTTTTCATCATCTGTCAGAGGTTTGTTACGCTTAATAGCGTTAGACTCTTTAGCATCAGCGATGGCTTTGTGTTTTTTATATGCAGCACTGCCAGCCCCTACGACACTGATTTGAATATCAACAGGTGCATCCTGCCACATCAAATCAAATGTCAAACCTTTTTCAGCAGCAGCCTTAGTGTCAATCTTACGAATATCGAAGCCCATGTGAATCCCCTTTGTGCAAAAATAGTCCCCTAAACGGGGACAAGAAAAATCAAATTAAATTGTGTTTTGTTTCTGTTGCAAATTACAACGTGAAGTCTTGCAATACCATAGTGGTGTTGTGTTTAGCTTCAGTGCCCGTATAGAGCAATGCAGTGAATGGAACGGTTTGGATAATACCACCAACCTCTTTATCATCCTTGCTTGCACCACCTAGCTTGACGCGAGGCAGAGTGAATACCATTCCTTCAGTACCATCGCCATCTACGCGGATAGTGATTGTCAGTTCTTCTTCATCACGGAACTTTTCCCACAAATCATTGTTTTCAAAGTATGCGGTGAATTGACCAGATGCAGTGAATCGACCTAAGAACACGTCCGGTGTCTGACGATCACCAATTACTTGACCAGTTTCCATATTACCAGTTTGATCAATGGTCAACCCAGTGACAGTAGCAATACGCTGGCCTGCTACAAACAATGCCCCACGAGTACCAGCCAACACAGAAGTCGGAGAGTTATCTGCTGGTGTAGTGAAATAAGCACCAGTATTAGACTCAGCAGATTTACCTAACAAGCCGAAGGCTACAGTAGCCATTGCATTAGGTTGGAAGTTGAAGCTGATGGTGCTAACCTTAACACCAGTGTAAACTTCAGCAGTGTTGATTGTTTCGTAGTATTTCTCAATAGTGAAACTATCATTGGTGCGATTCGATGTCGGTACAATCAGCACTTTACCAACAGTAGTAACATCGATAGAGCCGCCTGCTGCTTCATTAACCAAAGGCTGTTGAATGCCATTAACCACGTTTACCTGAATGGTGATTTCCAATGCTGTTACATCGGCAATCACAAACCGCCCATTGTTCTCTGCGTTGGTGGCACCAGACACATCTACCGCAGTACCAATCTTGAAGCCATCAGTAATGAAGCTGCCAGTGGTACGGGTGATCTTATTAGGTGCAACAAAAGCTAAGTCTGTTGAGGCTGCTAACGATGCACCTGCTGCCCATGCGCCTCGGAATGCTGCTGCAAACAAATCTTGATAAGTGCCACATGACAACTCACCATTCAGTGTGCCAGTGATGTTATCACTACCTAAACGCATATCCTGTGTTTGTGCAGTAGAGATAATCTCAGCACTCTCAAACATATCACGAGTAAGGTCTAAGGTCACAGTGGTACGGCGTGTCAGCTTACCTGCTGTAGCAAGAGGCTTAACACCCCATGTAGTTTCTTTACCAATTACTAGACGTGTTTCTACGCCACTTGGAATAGGCATCTTTATTTCTCCTTAATATGAAATGGGAAGCTATCTAAATACTTCCATTCTGTAGTCAATAGATATGTGGAAAACATACCATCCATTTTGAACAGAAGCCTGTGAATATGATGGACTGCTGTCAACACTCACCCACTTCCCATTCTTCTCAAAACTCTTTCCACGAAAAAATGCAGCATCCACGGCATCCATAATCGGGAACATATTTTTACTACCTTCATTAGAATTCAGGAATACACTGATTTGAAATATCCCAACTCGCCTACTATGCTTATCACCGATAGAGGGATCAATTGTCCTTGCTGGAATAACATAGCATTGAGCATAAGGGACACCTACTTTAGGTGTGTACGATGTATTCTGAAATACTACTCTCATTGGAGGGCTTAAACTGTTAAATACTCTTGTCGCCTCTGCTTCTAATACTTGCCTGATAATTTGCTCACTCATTAACTACCTCTCATCAGACGTAAAAGTTTTTGACGTTAATTCTCAACATACCGTTAGGGGCTTGAGAGGAGAATGGTGCTGCTGGGTTAGTGTATGTCGGGTTACCATATTCGAGACCCCAAGCATGGAATGTATTGTTAATGAAATACACTCTCTTATTCTTTTTGAAGTAATCATCAGTAAGCACAGCATTCACTTCCGCAATAGCAGATTCTTTACCATACCTATTAACCTCTTTACTGGTGGATGTTAACCTAGTTTGCCAGTTACCTGATGCCTCACCTTCGTCTATCGGTGTTGTGTTAATCACTGCTGTGAATAGTTGTCTGCATCGATTGGCAAATGCTTTACTGGATTCATCTCTTACTTGTTCTTTGAACTTTTTCGTAATCTCCGATGCAAGCATATCAACTCCTTAAAAACGTGTTTGCACTTCGAGCATCACTGGTGTCGAAGCATCGGGAGACAATTCTTTCAACTGGTACACCGTACTCACTTCACTGCCTACCAAGAACTTATCACCAACTTCCGGAAGAACTGACGGGTAAACTACATTGCCATCACTATCTTTGACTGTAAGAGGATCAATAAGAAACATCTTATCTGATTTAGCCACTAGGTTATTCTTCTGAGGCACATCACCTGAATTATAACGCTCATAATCGAACACTAATGCTCTCAAATAGTAGTCGGTATATGTATCTATGTTCCCACTTGTTTCAGGATCATAGACGGTCGTTACATGCCTCCAGACGACATCTGTACCACCGGACTTGCAATGCTTCTGAACTACCTTGTGCATATTGGAATAGAATCGATTTACCATTTTGGTTTAATCCTTTTTCTATTCATTGGAGTCTTGTAAGTATTCACTTCACCATTAGCAATCAACTGAGATGCTTCCTCTTTCATCACACCGCCACCATAAGGGATCGGTGCAACTGCCCCAGACATTGGATTCTTAATTACCATCATAATAAAATCACGATAGTTCTCAAAATACTCTCTGCCATAAATCTCAATCTGAACTAGCTTCTCGTGAGCATTCCTTGTCAACTGAGCTAGGATGTAGAAAGCGCATTGCTTTGTTGCCTGCTTTTCATTATTATTGCTTTGCTGTAAAGCGTACTGGTATGTGGAATCATCTAACCAGTAAGGTTGTTCTGTATCACCACAAGCCAGTCTAATACGCGCTACAGGATCATTGATTGGGTCTAGCATTTAATACTCCTTTCTGGATTACCCTGCATCGAAGGTAATTTAGAAAAGAGCTTATTACACTCTTTTCCCGTCTGCATCACGTTAGCAACACAGACGTTTGTTATTACATTTTAGTTCGAGCTATAGCCACGAACAACAACCGCTGGATTCAAGACCATGCTAGCCATATTGGTCTCTGCATCAATAGTCCATTGATCATCATCATCAGACATCTTCTCGAAGTAGTACGCCTCTTGGGCTGGAACATTCACCAAACCAAAGCGTTCAGCACTACCGTAGTAGGTCTTGAAGAAGTCAGTGCCAGTCGGCAAGATACGGCATTCACCATCAGGGATAAACTTCTCAGCACCGATACCACCACGGTATTCAATATGACGGATACCGCCAAAATCAAACTCACGGAAATAAGTGGTGTTGCCACCTAAACGGTTACGGTAAGGTTCTTGAGTAGATGCGTACATCTGGTAAGCAGCTTTGACGTTCGGATGGTTAATCAGACGTGTGAAGCCTGCTGGAGACCATAACGCGATAGCACCATTGTAAACACCACCGTTATTCAGGTTATCTTGAATGTGGGCGATAGCCTCTTCACCACGACCAAGAGGGTCTTCAGTGCTAGTACCAAACTTGAAGTCGATGTCTTTACGGGTTACGCCGAATTCGGTGTAAGCATTCAACACTACGTTACCATTAGGTGCGTATACATCACCAGTGGTCAACATCTTACAACGAGCTAACTCAGTAGTCATTGCCAGTGTACGGCGGATGAACTCCATCTTCTCAGCGCGAGCCAAATCAATGCTATCCACTTCACCTGTACCTCTGCGAGATTGCTGTGCAATATCAGAAGGCAAGATTGCTTGACGGATTGGGAAGTGAGGGATCGAGAAATGACGGCGTTCACGTTTATCTTCACGACCTGCTGCTGGTTTAGTGCCACGAGGCAAATCTACCAACACGCCAAAGTCCATGATGTGACGGTCAACGTAGAATGTGTTTCCAGTTACATACTGGTTTTGGAAAATACCTAACTGATTGACAAGACCCCATTGATTAGGAATCACCATCAGTTCATCGGTACGATCTACTACGCGATAGGGATTATTATGTTGTGTTACTAACATTCTTTACTCTCCTTTGTTATACTTGTTATCGAGTTACACAGTGACAGTGTTACGGATGTTCAATGCTTCCAACTGAGCCAGTGCAGCATCTTTCTGAACTTGAGTAGTGAAGCCAGCACCAAAGCGAATTGCACCTTTAGAGAGCAACACATCACCGCGTACAATGGCAACAACCTTAGTGTCAGTAACAGCAGGAACAGTAAATTCGTTAGCGTAGCCATTATTATCTTGAACAATAACACCAGCAGCTACTTGAGAGCCGTCAGAAGCAGTAGGGCTACAAAGTTTCCATTTACCAGTAGCAGTAACTTTACCAACAACAAAGCCAGCACCATAAGTGGTAGCTGCAGTCTCGTTGACAGTAATACCTTCACGGGCAAAACCTACTTCTTTACCTTCTTCATAAATTACCAAATTACCTTCGGATGGGGTGGTTTGTGCGACAATAGGCATCTAATATCTCCTTATTTTGTTTTAGCGAATTTCTGTTCGAGCAGACGCTTTGTGCCGCTCACTTCAGCCAAAGGCTTTTCCACTGAATTCTCAGCGTTAATGCCGTGTTCTTTTTCAATCATTTGATCGGCTACTTCCTGCTTCTTTTCCATTGCTGCGATAACATTATCGAAAGCATCGTCTGACATTGCAGACATGGAAGCAAACAACTGTTCAGCTTGTGCATCACCAAATGCAGCTTGCAGCTTTTGTTTACGAGCATTAGCCACAGCAGCTTGCTTTTGCTCTGCCTCTGCTTTTACTTTATGCTCATACTCTTTCAGCAATGCTTGTTGTTTTTCAACATCAGCCATTAAAGCTAAATACTTTTGTTCAAGGGCTTCATATCTTGTAGCAGCATCATTAGCAAATGCCTCATACTCTGCTTTTAACTGAGCATAATTACCAACATTGGCTTCTGCCCGAACCCCCAAAAACTTATCAAAGATATTCATTGATTCTCCTTTTTGTAGCCCGTTCTCTTGAGCCAACATCTTTTCTGATAAATCACTAATATACTCAGCAAACTCTGTTCTTGTCTGAATCTTATCTGCTAGACCAGTGCTAACAGCATCTTCAGACGTAAGCATCATTGCCTTTGTACCAACTACTGCTGCTTCTGTAATACCGCGATATGAAGCAACATGAGAAACAAACTTGCTGTATAAGCGATCTACTTTACTTTGGACATCGCTTAAGAAAGCAGGTTTATATTCACCCTCATTATCTACTGCTACTTTATTTTCACCAGCATAGATATAGATACGTTTATAACCTTCCATCTTCATTGCTTCAGCGTCATTGATCAATTCAACAACAACTCCAATACTGCCTGTGTAGCTATCAGGATTTACGATGATCTCATCAGCCGATGCTGATAGTGCGTACCCTGCTGATGCAATGTTTCCATCGTTGTAAGCCAACCATGTAACACCATAGTCATCTGAAATTTTACGAAGGTTATCTGATGTCTCCATACACCCGTATGCTTCACCACCACAAGTATCAGTCATGGTGATAATGATCTTTGCCCCGTTCTTAGCTAGTGCTAGGAATTGTTCTTCAATCATTGTGTAAGAAGCACCACCACACATCATTTCAAAGCCTGTCGGCTTGTAGGTAAGAGCACCTTCAATCTGAATGATGCCTACCTTTGTGTCTGGGTTATAGGAAGATGTTACTGAATCTTGATACTCGTAATCATCTTCATCACTATCTAAACGAACAAGAGGTGCAGACTTATTACCGTCTAACACCTCTAGAATTGCCTCTAAAGCATCAGGCTTAATGAGCAAAGGTTCGGATAGGTATTTTGCTTTTATTCGTTCATACATACCTACTCCTTAATCGTTGTAT